AAGAGATACGCAAAAACAAACAAGAAGCAGAGCAGCAACAGAGCATTATGGAGCAAGCACCAGCTCTGGCCGGAGCAGCTAGAGATTTAGCTGAGGCGCAAGCTGTGGGGATGTAGCATGTCTTATGAAGATGGTATTGGATATAAACGAGTAAAAATAGTCACTGATAGTACTGGTAAAGACTTCATTAGAGTTAAACAAGTGTCAGATTTAACAGTAAAAAATTATGTTAACGTGAAAGAAAGCACAGACAAATGCGTTGACGTAGTCGTGGTTACAAGTGATGAACCTAAAAACTATTTGCTTGTAAACTTCATTGGTTCAGTAGAAAAGACTAATAGAGCGACATTTGACGGTACAAACTTAGTCAAGGTTCCAATCTTAGCTCTTGGTGTCGGTGATTTTATTTCAATGAAGTTTTCTAACTTTGTAGCGTCAGCATCATATAGACGCTTTACTGCATCACCAGATTATGCTGTGGGAGTTGATACCGGGGCGGATAGCACAAAATTTAGACTCTTGGGGTGTACAGCTACATTAGACGGGGTAGCGATTGTATCTGACAGTACAGTTATACCGTCTGACTCTTTAGAGCACGAGCTAGTAATAACGTTGACTATAGCATCTAGCTTGATTGAATCCATAGGCGGCATCTACGGCATTGCTGATAAAGAAATAACGGCAGACATATGGGATGCTAATTTTAATGACCAAGCGTTTTACCCCATCAATGATGGATGGGCGAACAATCCAACAATAGCAGACTCGCTGGGCGGCGAAGATGCCACGGCAATTTCATTCACAGAGCTACTATGGAAAGAGGTATAAAGTTAAATTATGAGAAAGGGAAACGACAGGGATTATGGTCAGCCAGTCATAGATATCAATCTACCGATAGAAACTACAGACAGAGGGTCGAGAGGCTTATCTGTATACGTGCAAGATCAAACCTCATCGCCGCTATCGCTGCAATTTCTCACTGATAGAGCGTTCGTCTCATTAGCTGTAGATACTATTGTGGATGATATAGAAGTGACTTTAAGTGCAGGGCATGGGGTAATAGCTGGTAGTGTCCTTGAGTTATTCGAAACAGGTACGTCAAATTTCATTCAGGCTAATGTTTTAGCTGTTAACGTCAATGTAATAACTATAGACCAGCCAATTAACAGGATTTATACAGTAGCAGGAACTACAGCACTGAAAGCTAGTGGAGATATGTTGGTCGATGGCTCAGTAACTCCTAAAGTATTTTCTGTAAAACCATTGTCAGGGCAAAGCGGTGATGTCGTTAGAGTGCTATTTGGCATAACTGGCACCGGAGCCATGGACTTTGAAACATTCGGAAGTGACCCCATTCTTACCAATGGGTGCGTGCTCAGAATAGCCAATAGCGATGGAACATACAAAAACCTATTCAACTTTAAAGCTAATGGCGGGTTAATTATTCAGGGGTTTGATTACAGCTTCTTACAGAACACAGCTAACAACTCGCGAGGGTTTAACTCTAGAGTGACTTGGGGCGGGCAATCAAAGCATGGCGTAGTCATTAGACTTGACGGTGATTTAGGCGAAGAGCTCCAGGTGGTTATTCAAGATAACTTAACCGGAGGTGATAACACTAACTTTCAAATACAAGCTCAGGGTCACGAGGTTCAACCTTAGTGAAAATAATGGTCTTTTTTATTGGTGATAGATATGAGAATGATTGAGCGTTTAGACTTCAATATGTGGTTTACTCGCATTAATGGCGCGTATAAGCGGTTGCTTGATAAAGAGTCAGCAGATGGTAAATTAGTACTACGTGATATAGTTGGATTCTCAAAGCTCGGATTGTATGAACCAAACACCTCTTACACTCCAGAGCAGTTAATAGAACTACGAGGTCGTCAACAGATGGCCTTACACTTAATGCGGCATTTAGATATTGATGCTGTAAAAATGATTGAGCTTCAAAACGAGGCTTACACACAAGGCAATGACATAAGCGAGGAATAAATATGGGAAACGCCACAGCAAGTACAACTAGCGATAACGCACTAACAGCAGATTTTACTCCTGAGCAACAAAGCGCCGCTCCAGTTGTTACAGAAGGACAAGTACCGCAAAATGATAGCTGGCACAGTAGCTATAGTGAAGACTTTCGCGGATTGCTTGATAAGAAAGGCTTGAGTGATTTAAGTCAGCAAGAAGCAACCGAATCACTAGCTAAGTCTTACACAAACTTAGAATCAATGCGCAATATCCCATCAGAGAACTTATATAACGTATCTTCTGACATGAGTGATGAGTCGAGAGAAAAGCTATATACAGCCATGGGCAGACCTGAGTCGGCAGATAAGTACTCATATAAAACACTTGAAACAGATCATCCAGAGTTAGTTGAAACATTTAAGTCTATATCACATGAGCTTGGCATGTCTGACAAGCAAGTGGCAGGGTTGATACCTGCGTTAAATGGAAAAATAGTTGAAATAGCTGGATCTCAAAACGCTGAAATACAAGCAAAGAATAATGAAGGATTGGCAGCATTACAAAAAGAATGGGGCGGAGCATGGGAGCAAAATAAAAATATGGCTGTACGTGCCGCTGAGCATTTTGGTATTACAGAAGAAATGCAGAAAGCCATTGTATCCAGTGGTAACAGCGCGGGATTTATTAAAGCACTAAATCAAATGGGCGGATTGATGGCGGAAGGCGCAATGGCTGGAATGTCCCCTCAAAGCGGGTCGGCTGCAATGGGTGTGATGACTCCAGAAGCGGCGCAGTCAGAAATAAGTAAACGAACATCAGATAAAGACTTTATGGCGCGCTATCATTCAATGGATCACAATATCAGAACGCAAGCAGCGAAAGAGCTTGAACCATTCCGTAAAGCTGTCATTGGCAATCGTTAACGTGTAGTGGTAAAATGCATATAGCGCACAAGAGACAAGCACTTTAATCTGGGGTAGAGATACCCCATCAGCCCTCTATAAGATTGTGCTATTAGTCCCCCTAAGAGACAAGACTAAACAAACCCAAACTTAAATTAATCTTATAGGTGAATATCATGGCTTTTACAGCACTCGAACATCATGTAGTAGAGTTCTCTAGTAATGTTGAACTACTATCTCAACAAAAATCTTCTAAACTTGAAACAGTAGTGGACGTTCGCGGCTTCCGCGGTGAGAAAGCGGAAGCAATTAAGCAATACGGTCAAACAGAATTCGCAGATTTATCAGATCCCACGGCTGATACCGTTTTTGATTCAATAGACAAAGACTCTCGCTGGGTTTTTCCTTCTGACAAAAAGAACGCACTTCCGACAACTCGCGAAGACTGGTTGCGAATGATTAGCGATCCAATGTCTCCGTTAGTTAGCGGACAAGCCGCAGCTCTCGGGCGACTTAAAGATGCATTCATTTTGGCTGCTCTGGGCGGTGACGCTCAAACTGGCAAGTATGATGCTCTAGTTACAACAGCTTTACCGGCTGCGCAAAAAATTGCAGATACAACTTTTACTCTCGGACTTGTGAAAGATGCAATTCAAAAACTGGAAGATAACGATACTGACGATGGTTCTGGTATTGTTGTTGTTATTCCTGCAAAATTCGCTCGTGTACTTCAAGATGATCCGGAATTTACTAGCTCTGATTACAACACATCGGCAGTATTCGTCGGTGGAAACATGTACGGAGAAAAGATGCAGGGCTTCCTTGGCGCGTCTTGGATTACTATGTCTGACAAGTTCCTATCTTCGACTCTAACTCAAACAATAGCAGGGGCTGGTATTGAAGATAAAATCTATGTATATCGTCGCTCTGGCATTTGCTTGGGCATATGGGACAAAGACGGTAAGATGGTTGAATCTAAAGTAGATGAGCGTCCAGACAAAAACTATCTTGTGCAAGTCTATTCTAAGCTAACGCTTGGAGCGACTCGTAAAGAAGAGGTGAAAGTAGTAGAAATTACTATCACAGCAGTTTAATAACTAACAAGGGGGTTCGCCCCCCTTTTTTTAGGTGGATACGATGTCTAGACCGAATAGAACAAAAACAGCAGAAAAAGCACCGGCAATTGCAGGGATTAAAATTTCAATTTCTCACGATCAGAAAGCAATCACTAGTGAATCCGTGGAATTAGAAAATGACAATATGGTCATCATTATGCCAAAATATCAGCCGATGATGTTCAAGAAAAAACTATACTGGTTCGCTAACATTCTATATAGATACTGGAAATAACTTATGCCAAGTCAAGTTGATTTATGCAATAAGGCGCTACGCAGGTTAGGCGAAGATCCAATAATCGCGCTAGATGGCAATAGTATCTGGAGCGGTAGATGCGCTGCGGCTTTACCAGAGGTGGTTAATTCCGTGCTTTCGCTTGATATATGGAGATCATGCACTAAACGAACTCAACTAGCTGCGGAAGCAGAAGACCCTATAGGATTTCAGTCTGCTTATCCCATGCCATCAGATTCACTTAGGCTGGCGGGAATAAAAATAGGACAATATAGCGACTGGGCACTGGAGGGAAATAAAATATTAACTCAGGTCGGCAAAACTACAGCGCTCGAAATCCTTTATGTAAGCAAAGTCACAGACCCAAACAAGTACACAACCCCGTTGTATGACGCTATAGCGATGGGCCTAGCTCATGAGTTATCGGGTTATTCTACGGCGACAAACGTCTCAAAGGATGAAATTTATTCTTTATATGTAGAAATGGTCACCACTGCGCAACTTATCAACTCAAGAGAAATGCCAGTCACATTTTTAGCTAGCACTTCATGGGTAGACGTTAGATCTGCAAATCAGGACAGAAGTATAGACGGACAATACGAGGTCCATTAATGAAATCAACACTACTCAAATCAAACTTTAATGGAGGGGAACTTAGTCCGTTCCTTGATGGGCGTCCAGATTTTCCAAAATATCCAACAGGCTGCAAAGAAATGACTAACTTTGTCCCTACTGTTTACGGTCCGATGACAAAAAGACCAGGTACCATTTTTGTTGAGGACTTGACAGAAGAAGCCGTGCTTTACCCATTTGAATTTTCAGAAACCCAAGCCTATATCTTCGCCTTTAAAGAGTCAGAGATTGCTATATATACTGGGGATGGACGACTACTTGATGGCGTTACCCCAGTGTCAATTCCCGCATTTTACACCCTAGCTCAGGCTAAAGAATTAAAATTTGCTCAATCTGGTGATTTAATCTATTTCACTCATAACACAGCAGGAATATTCAAGATATCACGAACGGCTGTCGATACGTTTGTTGGTGAGCAATTCGAGACGATTAACGGCCCATTTCAAGATGAAAATCTAGATGAGACGGTAACACTAACAGTCAACGGCAGTGCCACTACTATAACATGCACAGAGGCCATTTTTACTCCAGAAGCTATTGGCTCATCGATTCAAATAGGGTATATACCCGCTAC